TTGTTTGTTCAGTGTAACGATCTGCGGCATCTTTGATAGTAGGTGCTAGAACCATTACTGTACTTCTATTTATAGTAACTTCAGCATCTGGATCAGTTGTAAACAAGAATGGTACAAGTCCGATTCCGTCCTTAGTTGCTGTCAAACACAATGGTTTCTTAACTCGAACACCTAATACACCGTCTTCGACTAATTTGGCTACAATTTCTTCACCAGCTGTTGTTTTGATTGTAACTACTTCACCTTCTGTGATACCTTTATTGATTAACATGTTATACCTTTTCGAAATGTTTCTTGAGTTCTGTGAACCCGCCTATTAATTTATCGTCTAAAAATATTTGTGGAACAGTTCTGGCATTGGGTACTGCTTCTAGTAACTGTTCACGTGTATAATCTTTGTTGATATTTCTTTCTTCAAATTCTATGCCTTTCATTTTGAGCAAGTTTTTAGCTTGATCACAAAATGGGCAGGCGTTTTTGCTCCATACTATCGCTTTTGACATATTTCTTTCCTTTTTACTATTATAATGCAGGCAAGGCATCATAGTCAATGCCTTCTGACATGACTCCAATTACATAATTGGTTGATTCTGATTCTTGTAATGCAGTTTGTTTCTTACTTGTATCAACGTGTTTGTTAAACCAAGGAATTGGTGTAGTTCTTGGTGCGGCTTGTTGATATTTGATACCAATATCTTTAAGTGCGCCAACTGCTGTATAGTCTACAAAATCTTTTAGAATGTTTGCGTTCAATCCAATCACAGGACCTTTCTTGAACAAATAGTCTGCCCACTGTTTTTCTTCACGTATAACATCCATGTACATGGCATAAACTTCTTGTTCACATTCTTCTTTAATTGCGGCAAATCGACTATCTTCTTTGATTACTTGATTGATTAGATAGGCAGTCCAACCTTTGTGTAGCAATTCGTCTTGTAGAATAAGACTGATAATGTTGCCATTACCAATAAAGATCTTATTCTCTACCATAGCAAGGCTAGTTGCAAATGATACCATGAAACGGAAGGCTTCGAGGGCGTAACTAGCATTAAGAGCCAACCAAATAGCTTTGATATGTTCTGTTTCATTTACTGTGCCCTCCATTTCTTTCGTACAATTAATTCTATGAAGTTCGTCATAATATTTGCCTACACTACTTGCCATGGCAACAATCTCAGTTGTGTCGTGGATAGTGTTAAAAACATCCTTAGGCACATTGTAGATGTTACGGATTATGTGACTGTAGCTCTTGCTGTGGATATTGGTTTCGAAGAATCCCCAGTTGTACATAAGAGCTTCAACTTCGGGCAAGGAACACACTGGAGTAAATACCTGTGTTGGCCCACGACCTTGAAGACTATCAAGTGCTGTTTGACGTAATAGATTTGAAGTAAAAATATGTTTAACTGCATCGCTCGCATCCTTAAAGTCATTTGCGTCTTTGGTAAGACTTATCTCTTCAGGTTGCCAGAAGAAGCCTCGGGCTGTCGCTTCAAAGTCTGCAATCTTCTTATATTTAACTTCTTCGAATCGTTGGATGGTTACAGGACCTGCTGGATCCAAGAACATCTTGCGATTCAAGTAGTCTGTCTTTGTTTGTAGGTCGTATTGTTCTTTACTCATATGTGATCTAATGCCTGTGTTAGTGATTCTATTGTTTTGTCAACATTTGTTAATTTATCCAAACCAAATAATCCAATTCTAAATGTTTGAAAATCTTTTCTTTCGCCAATTTGTAATGGAACACCGGCAGCAGTTTGGTAACCAATTTTTCTAAATTTCAAAGTTGTCTGTATATCGCTATCAGTAGTATAACATACCACTACACCTGGAGCATAAAACCCTTTGGCAGCCACACTAGGAAAACCTCTCGATACTAAAAGCTCGCGGGCTTTATTACCTAATTCAAATTGTTTGTTTTTTAGAAAATCAAATCCAACTGCTTGTGTTTCTAACATAGTATCTCGTAATGCTTTTAATGCATCAGTTGGCAAGGTGGTATGATAAATCCATGAATTCGATAAAACATATTTTTCCATGACCTGTGTCCACTTGAGAATATCCATACTGTAGCTATTACTTCTAGTTTCATCTAATGCTAACCTAGCACGTTCGCTCATAGATATCAATGCACAACATGGAGTACTACTCCAACCTTTTTGTGGAGCAGAGATGAGAATGTCGACATTCGTCGCTTTCATGTCTACCCATGCGGCTCCGCTAGCAATACAATCTAAGACAAATAAAGCTCCAATGTCTCTACAAGCTGTTCCTATTTGTGTTAGATACTCATCGGGTAAAATCATACCGCAACTTGTTTCAACATGAGGAGCAAAAACAAGATCAGGTTTTTCTTCGTTAATAAACTTGACTATATCCTTGATAGCCGGAGGTTGGTATTGTGCTTGATAACCATCTGCTAGAGGTTGTCCTGTTATTACATTTACACCATCTTCGATTCCTGCCATATCGAATATTTCTGACCAGCGATAACTAAACCAACCATTTCTAATGATCAGTACTTTGCCCCACTTGTTTTTTTCAAATTGCTCTTTAATAGAAGTGTGCGCAAATTGTCTTACCACAGCTTCCATTCCAAATGTTCCACTTCCAGGAATAATAGCAGTGGCATCGGCATTGTATACTCTTTTGAGAATTTGATCAATGTCTTTCATTACATCGATAAACTCATCACTCATATGATTTAATGATCTGTCTGTGTATACTACAGAAAACTCTTTTAATTTAGTGTAGGTCATAATTTACATGCTTCGCAATCGTCTTCTAGTTCTTCAAAATGGAATCCATTAACTTGTACTCCATTTACTTTAGTTTCTTCTGGTTCTTCAACTACCTTACTACCTGCTTTATTGATTAAACTGTAATAGAATGTCTTCAATCCCCACATCTGGGCTTGCATTAAGTTCTTAGCAATCAATGTCGTTGGTACCTTACGATCCGCAAAGTGTGCTGGATTATAAAAGGTATTAGTACTTATACTCTGATCCACATAGGCGGCAAGAACTGCGGCAGTTTTTAAGTAACCATCGCAATCTTGTTGATCCCACATGAGTTGATACTTATTTTTAAGTTTAGCATACTCGGGAACAACTTGTGTAAACGATCCTGCTTTACTTTCCTTAGTACTAATCAAGCTCATGGGTAACTCAATTCCATTAGTGCTGTTTATAACAACACTACTGCTTTCGACGGGAGCAATGGCCATTAAGGTTGCATTGCAAACACCATACTCTTTCATATTAGTACGTAGTGTTTCCCAATCAAGTTCTGGGGCAAAGTCTGCTAGTTCGTTAACACCCTCTGCTCGTAATTCCCAAGGGAATATGCCTTGACCATAACGTGTTTTATCGCTGTCTATACAAGCACCGCGTTCTTTAGCTAGTTCTACTGTGGCTTCAGTTAGGTAAAATGCTTGATGTTCCATCCAAGATTTAACTTCTTGAAGTGCATCTTTCTCGCCATACTTCATACCTCGTTTGGCATGCCAATAGGCTAGATTAGTAACACCAATACCTAAAGGCGATATCTCATCATTACTCAATTTGGATTGAATAGATAAGAAATCTTGATAATCGAGTATATTACATAAACTGCGCTGGAGGATACGACAAGCACGACGCATGTCTTCCGGATTGCGGAATGCACCCCAATTGATACTACCAAGAGTACAAAGAGCAATACGGCCCATAGCATCGTCAAGACGCTTGAAAGGACGAGTAGGCAAAAGAATTTCACAACATAAATTACTTTGATAGATTGTATGCCATTCGGGATCAAATGGTCCTTGGTTCTGCACATTATCAATAAACACTAGATAGATACGTCCTGTGTCTGTACGTTCTTTGAGAATGCCGCTTTTGAATACTTCCTCAGCGGTCATTGTCTTGGTGCGCAAGTCTGTGCGCTTTTCGTATTTTACATACAGTTCTTCAAATTTCTGTGTATTACGATAAAAGGCTTCATATAAGTCGGGTACTTCATTCGGATCAAAGAATGTGATGTTTTCTTTGTTCTTGAATCGGCGCCAAAAGAACTTGCTAAGGACAACTCCATAGTCCATGTGTCTAACTCTAGTTTCCTCTGTGCCTTGGTTGTTTTTAAGAACAATAAGGTCATCAAACTGATGATGCCAAATGGGATAAAATACAGTAGCACTTGCATTACGAATACCTCCTTGACTGCAACTTCTTAGATCACCAAACCACTTTTTCAAGAATGGTATCATACCAGTATGCATAATTTCGCCACCGCGAATTGGGGAGCCCAATGGGCGAAGTCGACCGATCTCCAGTCCAATCCCCGCACGTTTGCTGGCATACTTGGCCATCATTTCGCCTGACGCGAAAATACTGTCCAAATCATCATCCGAGCGAATAAGTACGCAACTACTAAATTGTTTAGTAGGTGTTCCAAGCCCTGCCAAAACTGGCGTAGCCAATGTAAACAAGCCATCACTAGCGGCCTGGTAATATTCTTTGATATAACGCATTCTGGCTGAGTTGGGCTCTTCTTTGTGGAAGACTGTTGCGGCAGCCACAATGTATCTAATTTGTGGTGTTTCATAAATTTCCTTTGTCGCACGATTACGTACCAAATACTTCTCTATCAACTGCTCAATTGCCGCATAGCCATATTGTTCATCTTTTTCATGATCCAACATGTCATTCATTCGATTCCAATCGTCTTCAGTGTACCACTCTAATAATTCAGGAGTATATAAACCTACTTCAACATTTCTCTTTATGATAGAATATAAATGAGGAACTTCGTATCCACCATATACATCCTTACGCAACATGCTAAGGCGTTGTTTGCCTGCAACATATTGATAGTTAGTATGGCCTACATCGGGATTCGATTCTACATCGATAAGATCCACTATTGCTCTTAGTGTAATACCATCGATTTCTGCTGTAGTAATGCCATCGTAAAAATGCAATTGAGCTTTGATCTCAATCATACTTTGACTTACATCGGCAATACCTTTACATACCTTTGCTACCTGTGCTTGCCATTTTTCTACAGCTAATGGCTCTCTGCTTCCGTCTCTTTTAATTACTGTAATCTTGGTCATTGCTCTTTCTTTTTGTTATGTATTATTATTGTTATTGTTTAGGAAGTATTTAGTGGTGGCTATAAAGGTCAACAACTATTCCTTAGCCGTTGATTTTCGTTAGGTTTTCAAAGGATTTTTAATAAAGGTTGAGCATATTTTATCTTAGTCGTAAACTAAATTATATACGCATTTATTTTAGTTGTCTATTGATTTGAAATTACAAATTAGCAACATAACTAAAATCAAAATAACCAGCTTCGTTAGCCAGGTTGTTTGAATAATAGATTGCAACTGAATATGGAGTTTGGCCGGCGGAACCAACAAACAAATTTCCATTATAGTCTAAAAAATTGGCACTGAAATTCAAAATCATTGCTGTTGCTTCTAATGAATTGTCTGTTCCGGCAAAATCATATTCGTCACTCAATTGAATTTTCTTAGCATCGATATCTGCCGTTATTGTTATTGTGCCTCTTCGACTAAAGTTACTAAATGTACTTTGATACAAATAACTGATTGTATAATTGATTGCACCAATAGGGTTTCCAAGATTATCTGTGCTAACTGGTAATCGGAACAAAACGATATTACTGCTTGGATTTCCTAGAACTAATTGCGTACTACCAAAACTCTTGTAAACTCCGTGTCCGCCTAATTCAGGAACATAAGGAGTAGTTCCAAAGTTATTGGTCAATAGATCTGCTCCTCTGTCTGAATAGGTATCAGTGCAGTTATTACCAAATGTTTTGAAATAAATTTGTGGATATACGGCTGTAACATTTCCGCCTCCATTATTTCCAACATTGATAAATTTAGAACCTGTTACGCTATTACCATAACCTCGTTCTAAATATATGCCTTCTTGCTTGATATTATAAAACTTACAATCTCTTATTTGTGTCTGACGAGGGCCATATAGCTGTCCATCTGTTACACTATTAGAATTTGCGCCTAAACTAATACCTTGATAGCCTCCGTTGAAATAACAATTTTCAAAGACGTTGTTCATTGCATCGTATTTGGCAAATACGCCATAGCTAAAACTATTAAATGTAATATCTCTGAAAATATTATGTTCACATGTTACCAGCGAACCTGTTGCATTTAATTGAATCCCAATGCAGTTGGCATTATAAGAATTAGCCCAGTCGCCTTGTAGTATCATATTATCAAATACACTATCTCTTACGCTGTCTAATTGCATACAGGTATTCGAACCACTCACGCTATGCACAGTTATTCCTTTCATTAGAATATTTCGAGGCTGTGTATTGGCTAGTGTTGCAGAAATAGGACTTGGATTTCCAATAGTACTTAAATCGTTTACAAATTGTATTGCTGGGCCAATTAGTGAGATTGTAAAATTGATATTTGAACCTGTACCTGTTGCTTGATTACTAATCGTAATACTTTGGCCGGCAACAAAAGAAACAATAGTTGTGTTGGAAGGAATATTAGTTCCAGAAATACTTGCACCTACCATACTAGAATTGGCTGTAAATAATGTAACAGTAGTACTGTTATTGGTTGTCGAACCAACATACAAATTGACAGGATTATAAAGTATAATTGTTTTGTCTGCGCCAGCACCTTGTAGAGTTGCATAACTAGGAATAAAAATCGTGCTTGAGATAGCATAAATTCCCGGAGGCAATGTTAAAACTCGACGTGCATTTACAGCTTGAGGTGTTCCTGTAGGATATGAACCATTGTATGAATGTGCATTTTCTCCAGGATTTAGAAATAATTGATTAATAGCTCTTTGTAGTGCCGCAGTATCGTCCACTACGCCGTTGCCCACAGTGCCAAAATCAGCTATTGTTGGTTGGTCATCTAATCTATCTTGGAATGTACGAGTGATAGGACTGTTAGCACCCGGGCCTGTAATAACTGCCTGATCATTAGCCTTATACTGATAGTTTAATAAAGCTAGCAGATTGCTATAACTACTTAGATCGTTTTCTGTTAATAATCGTGTATTTCCAACGGCAGGCGATCCTTCGCTAATAGCGCCATTACCAATGTATAATTGTTGCGTATCAATTGCCCATGCCATTTCACCGCTGGCTAATTGTGGCAATCCTGTACCACTGTTCGCCTTACCACGACGTACTTGAATTCTTGAGATCTGAACGACAGCCATGAAATATCCTCTATATAGGATATTTATCAGTTCTTACTGTAGTATTCCTCTACCCTGTCCCACCACTTTTTCTCCCAGTAGCTAAAATCACCGGGTTTTAAGATAAATTCTTGATATTTAGGTTCTTCTACAACTACAAGCTGTTCATTCATTTTAGGGCTTACACACATTAAGACTACACCTTTTTGAATGTTAGTGCCGTGTACTTTGTTGTGTGCTAGAGCATAGGCCGTAAGTTGTAGATAGTAATCTTCGATCCATTCTTCTTTTTTAGGCTTATTAGTTTGCTTGTAGTCTATGATACTTTCGTCATTTAGATGTAGTCCGCACCCATCAGTAGTTCCTGCGTACAGACCGGGATAATACAATGGAACTTCTACACCCCATATTTCGTTTACATTACATAAGCCCTGGCTTATAACAACTTGGGCCATAGCATGACTTTGTTTACTATAAGGATTTGTGCCGGGAGGTTGGATAGCACCTGTCTTGACATAGTCTTCTAAAAACTTGTGCATACGTGTACCACGACCTGCGGCTTCGGTTACAATCTCTTGTGCTTTGGTTTCACCTACACGTTTTTTCCAAGCCAATAAGGCTTCCATTTTTTCTTTAGGCTTGGTCTTGTCTAGGATAGTGGTTACACTGGGAACTTTGGAGCCATCCGGTGTTGCATATAGGCGTTTGCCTTCTACACTTTCTCTGCTTATAGGTGTGTAGTTATATCGTTGTTTGAGTAAAGTCATAAGGTAAGTATACGCTTACTTACCTTATGTGTCAAGCCTTATCTGTTCGTTTTGTGGCACTCATTGCGGCACTAGCTTTCATGCTTTTGCCTACTGGTTCACCTTGGCCTGGTTTTGGTTCTTTCTTATCTGTTTTAATAACAACGCCGTGTCCATCAAAACGTTGGACTAGTTGTTTGATAATTGGATCTGTACCAAATCTTTGTGCAAAACGATCATAATCAATGTCGGGAGCACCATAGTTTTGTCCTGCATTATTAATTGCATCCCAGGTTAATTGGGCTTCGCTATGTTGATCGTTAGCCGCAGATTGAAGAGCCCTTAGTGTTAAAACTAAGGGATCTACACTTTCATATATTGATTGAATTACTTTTTTTTTGAGTTAAGTAGCATACCTAAGCGTCGACTGTAATCAATACTTTCACGCTTTTCTCTGCCTACAGCGCCTTCTGGAGGAGCTTCTTCTGCACCTGCTTCTGGTGCGCCCATTGCAGGCTCTGCACCCGGTACTGCTGGTGAACTTTCTGGACCTGCTCCCATTGTGCCTGGAGCTTCACCGCCTGATAATAGTGCTAGTCCTTGTGACAATCCTTGACGACTTTGTTCTAGTGCCGTGTATAATGATTCCAATGCAGGTTTAACTGCATCTTGATATTGTTGCGCAACGTCACTGCCTTGTGTTTCTCTTATAGAGTCTAATAATTCTAAAAGCTGTTCAGCTTTTAATTGTGCAGTATCTTCTAACCAACCAGTAATACGTTCTACCATATCCTTGCTGGCCATAATGTTTTCAGCTTTTTCTTCTTCGCCTTCTAGCAATACATAGCTAGCTTGTGATTCATTTAGGTCATAGCGTGTAAGTAATTCTGCCTTTAATTCATCGCGATCGCTTTCGCCTAGTTCTACCCTTGCAATAGCATTGTCGATCCAACTATCTGGAACTGAATATTGATTTGCACGTGAGCGGAATGTAGCATTAACATAATTTTCTTCCACTGGCTTTTCCTTTTTCTTATCTTTGGCTGCCTTTTTCATTGTTTCTTTTTTGTTACCATCGTTGTCTAAATCAATATAATCTGGTTTAGCTTCACGTTCTAAAATTGCCTGGTTAACACAATCCAACATGGCACGTGTTTTTTGATAATCTCTATTTTTCTGCATGCCTTCATAGCTTTCGCTAACTTCGAATTGGCTGATTTTTGTACGCAATTTATTTTGTGCATCGCATAATTGTTCTGTAGTAAACTGTTCTAAGTTTAACTTATAGCCAAATTTCTTAGCAAGGCTTTCGTTAAGCTGTTTGCTAGTAATTGGCTTTGAAATTTCTCGTAATTGCATGGTAGTGTCCCTAAGCTTCTATTAACTATTTATACAAAACTCCACTTAAACATCTTGGAAATCTTATCCTTAAAATGTTCAGTGCGTTCTTGACTGTATTCTAGTTTGTTTAATAATATCTTATATTGCTCAAAATCCTTAGTTTTCTTAATGTTGTTAGCAAAAATCAAACTGGATACATGATTGTTTCTATAATCTGTGTCAATGCGTTTAATTTCAAACATCTTATTCAAATCGTTTTTATCGTAAGCCTTGGCTGCCATTAATGCACTGGTCTTAAGATAATAAGAATCTATAGGATCTATTACTTGCGGATTATGCACAGCCCAATTGTGTTGGTTGTCAAGTCTAATAGTATACTGCTTGTAGACTATAGACCCATCGGATTGTACATTTATGGGCAAAGTTTTCTTAAAGTCTTCTTCAAATTGCTGAGCTAGTTCTTTAATAACTTTTTCTTTAGATTTATGTTTTTTAGTATTTTGGTTTTTCATTTGCAACTACCGTAGGATCTTTCATGCCTATCTTAGTTACCAGACTTTTACGTATCAAGGCCTGAACTCTGAATTGATCATGTTCGCTTAATTGTCCAAGCTTCACGGGCTCTTTAAGTTTTTCTAACAACTGATCTTCTTCCCGAGTCGTCCAGATGTAAAACCCGGAAAGTAAATCAAACTTCTTCCCATCGGGCTCTTCATTTCCAACTATTATTTCACTAATTTTCATCTTAGTCCTGCGATCATTCGCATTTTTTCTAACAATGCGTCATCTGCTTCTTTTAGTTGTTTCATATCAAACTGATCTGGAGGCACAACTGTCTTAGGTGCCCCGCCTGGCCCGGCAACTTCACCAGCATCCATGTCTAATCTATCTTTTAATAGTTGAATACGTTTTGCAATTTGTTCCGCGTATGGAGTTCCTTGATATTTTTGCTGGAATTGTAATAGCTGTGCCATTTGTGAGCTAGATTGTGCCCACTCCTCTGGACTCTTATTGCCAAGTCCAAATATGCCTTCATGTTGTGCTCTTTCAAAGTCTTTATCTCTTACTTGATTGATGTAATTATCAGTAGCGTCACCACCTACATCGTGATTACCTTGACTGATTAAATCATGATATGTTTCTTGTGTATTGCGACTTGGGTATACGGCAGACTGTATTTTACCAGGATTTGCGGCTTGAGCGGCTGCATCTGCGGCTGCCGGAGTTCCAGGATTGCGACTGGGGTATACACCACTTTCTTCTCCCATTTCATAATCCTCGCTTGCAGACATTACGCTAGCACCAGGTTTCATTTCGTTAGGGTCAGCAGGTTTCATCGTAAAAGAACCTGGTTTATCTGGACTGGGAGTAAGTGCGTCTGTTGTAGTTTTAATTTCTTTACCGCCTTGATCAAGAGTAACATCATTGCCATTTACAGCTTTGATCTTCATCTCGTCATCTTCACCTAAAATATCTCTAATTTTCATTGTTGTTCTCCAAGGCTTAATTCAGCACTTTCTAATTTAGTTATGTATTTACGCAATTTTTCAATTTGTCCTCTAGCTCTGAGTAGCTTGAACGCTAGGTTTTCCACACTTTGCTCACCGCCCGATTCTAACCCAGCTTTGCGTAGTCGTTTGAGTTCTTCCATAGTTTCTTTACACTGGGCTATGTCTCCGCTACGCATAGCCAAATTAATCTTGCCAGCATAACTACGAGCTTTGCTTTTAATATCTTTAGGATCAACTGTAGGTTCTTTATGTTCAGGCTCGCTTAACCATTTGTTATCTAGTACACTGAATATACCCTCACTATGATGTTTCTGGCCGGCAGGCTGTACATATAGTTCTACTGGAATGCCTTTGATTGTTAAATCGTAGGTGTTATTATATTGTATTTTTTTAGCTGTAAAAAGTTCTTCTGTGTTAACAACTAAGTGTAAATCTATATCGCTGTATTCGCTGTAATTATAGCCGGCGCTTGAGCCACTTAGGGTTACATCTTTGAGTTTTAGATTAGGTTCTTCTAAAAAATCAACAAAATTTTTAGCTATTTTTAGTAATTGATGACGAACTTCAGGGCGTAAATTCTTTTCATCCCAAAGAACTGGATTAAGCTCGTGATGATGAGGATTAGGATCGATTAATTCTTCTAGGTTCATTCAGTATTTAACTGAATTAAAGTCCTAGGAACTTAATAATTTTAGGCAAGTCCATGGCTTGTACCCAACCTGTACCAGCTAAAAATGCTAGTAAGGCCATGCCATATTTGATGCCTTTGTCTTTGATTGTTTGTAGCTCTTTGATTTTGCCGGCTAGTTCGGCATGTTGAGCAGATTGCTGAGCATTTAATTCTTCTGAGTGTGTATAATACTTATTGGCATTTTCCCAATAGCTGGCCTGCATTATTTTGAGTTCATTCATCACAGTATCGCGAGTACGATCTAAACAGTCATGCATTTCTTTGATGTCGTCCTTGACTTCACCAATTTTTTCGTTGATGTTCTCAACTTTAGTTTCTAATATACCCACACGCTCGGGTAGTTCTGCTAGCTGTGATTGTGCTAATGCTGTTCGGGCCATTCTCCAGGCTCTCCAATGTTATAAGTCTTTTGCTCGCTCCGAGCTGGGCCTATTGTATGATTGGGTGTGATTAAAAAGTGCCTAGATAATGATTATTTGCCTACAACTTTATTTATTGCTACTTGTCGATTATAATACTCTAGTTTTATTTGGCAAAGAATACTATATTGTTTCCAGGAGTTTCAGTATTGAATACTGCGTACTTTTGTGTCATATTTTCATCCAACCCACTTATGTAAGGCACCATCATAAAATCTTCTTTAAGGAATCCAACAGGATCGCCATCTTTACTTTCATATAAGCCATCTCTGTCGGTATTGAAATCAAAGCGCCAAACTCTTATGATATCATCTGTATCAAAACCCACAACTCGCCCTGCAACTTCTATCATTGAAGGACTTAGGTCAAAGGTCACGTTTGCACGTATTCCTAAAGTTTGTAGTACTGTTTGGAAGTTTTGTTCCTTCCAACGCAGATGCTCCTTGCCAGGTTCAGATCGATTCTGCCTAGTACGTGTTATGTCCACTAGAGTATATAATTTGTATTCCATGCTGTATTTAAGCCAACAAAAAAGGACTCCTAAGAGTCCTGATTTGCTTCCCATCCCGAACAGGAATAAACCTAATATTAGGTTGCTGATGCACCACCGCCTACTGCTACAAAGCCAGTTCCGTATGGGAAAATCTGACTGATTGTAACTCCTGTGCTCTTACCAGCTGTTAGTGTTTCTGCACCTGCGGCAGAGTTAGCTGGAGCGGCTGTTTGCAATGCGTTTTGCAATTGAGCTGTTAAAGCACCAAATGTGCTTAGTGTTGGATATGCTGAGCTGAAAACTTCAACGTTGCCAATAGCGGCAGCTGAGTTAGCTGTATCTAAGCTAACAGCAACAATAAATCCACTAGCACCACCAGTTGTATATGGTGTACCTACCATGTAAACTTCAGCAAACTGCTGGATAGTACGAACAGCAACTGAGAAGTAGCTATTTGAATCTGCCCAAGCAATAGTTGTAGCTGTTTGGTTAATAGCTGGGTTAAAGCTAGAAATTTGTTGAGCGTAACCAGTAATGTTTGAAGCATCTGTATCTGGACCGGCTGCGGCTGTAAAGTCTACTGAGCCAGCTGAGCTGATTTTCAAGAACGCTAAGTTACGTGTTCCAAAGTTATTGTATGTAATACCGCCGTATGTGTCGATTGATGTCATACGACCATAGTTGGCCGCGACGTATGTACCTAATAGTGATGGCATGTTATTCTCCTAATCTTACCATTACAGTTCGCACTCTGCGAACAGCTTATTAAAAAGCCTTTGTAATATTATTTAGTTCAAATTGGGATTTTGGTACTTATATGGCTAATTTTTGAGAAATTGTTTTGAACCAAATAAGTGGGCTTTCTGACAAGGCTTGATGTGGTTTTTCAACCCAATTTTTATCTTGTTTAACATGTGTTAACAATGCTTGTGCTTGATCGTGTGGCAAAGCCTTCATAATAGCTTCTACACTGTCTAAATCATTGCCGGAAGCATTTGGACCTATAAGTAATTTAGCGATTTCGTCCCAATCATCGGCTACTAAGGGTCCTTTTTTATTTTCAGGAGTTCTAGCAAACAAACCTTCCCATGCCGCATAAACATAGCCTTTTTGTTTGGCCAGACTTGCCAGCATCAATTGTTTTCCAACACCCTTATAAGGACTGCCTTTGGGTATATTATGTTGATGATATCTACTAACTTTGGCAACCTTATGGATACATTCTAAATCAACTTGATGAGCATTTTCACCAAAGGGTAATCTAACAAACACATTTACACCGGCTTGTTTAACTTGAAATCCTTTTTCTTGCATATATGCGGCTAAAGCTCTACGACCTGCACTGTCAGGCGTATCTTTCTTGTTAGTAGGATCTGGTTGAGAATTAAATGCCTGTATGATATTGCCCAGATCAACCTGTAGATCTAAATCATTAGTCAAGTCGTCACTGTCGGCTCTGTGGCTACTGCCGACCCTAACAGATTTAATACCTAGAGGGCTAAGGAATTTGTCTATTTTGGCCTGTAGCTCTGGAGACATCCTGATAGGGAAAGGCACTGTGTCGGAAAAAATTACATTCTTACTCATTCTTTTGATTCCTGAATACGCTTTATCCCACGCTTAAATTTACTAGTGTCTGCACCTTTGATTGCATTTATAAACCTGCGTTCTAATTCAGAGGCGGTTTCGATATCATAAGTTTCATGAATCATATCTATAAGATTGATAGCACTTTGAATAATATTGGTACCACGGCTCTCTATCACTAGATCAGCGTTTCGGCTAAGGCCAACATCATTAAGTTCTTGTAAAATACTTCGGGTGCTTTTACGCATGTTTTTCTCTTTCTTATATTTATTGATTATATAGCCTAAACAAATTAGTTTCAAACGAGTTGATTAATCTAGCAGTAACATGTATTATACTAAATACTCAGTAGAAACACTGATAACGTTTCTACTGATATTACACATACACTTAAAGGAACACAAAATGTTAAAAACCATATCAAACTGGGTCAAAAACCTAGAAAATTCATTCAGTAAACCAAATACTTACGGCAGTGGGCTAGAGTACTATATTGTATCAAATAAACCACAAAATGCCGCAGACGTTGATCGTCTAACCAAAGAATACGAAACTAATAGAAACACATTCTATTGGGCAAGGGGGCTTTGAAATGCGTAAATTTCTTAAAGAAATCTATGAAGCTATTAAATTGGTTCAACAGTTACGTGCCGAAGCAATTCTCAAAGGTCAACACTGGTATTAATCGATGCTTACTACAGTTCGTCGTGTACTTCCACACGAGTATGCCAAATATCGTACGCACCTTAAATGTCTTGACACAGAATCTAAGATACTACGGTTTGGCTATACAGTTAGCGATTACATCTTGGACACACTTTGTGACAAGTTTGAAGCCAATCCTCACAAACATATTCTTTTTTGTATAGAAAATGAACAG